TGGGTCAGGGCCGGGTAGTTGCGGGTCAGGGCCAGGAGCACCACCGCGGCGAACAGGTCCAGGTATTCCGGCGACGGCGGCTCCGGGGGCCACTTCCCCTGCATCTCCCCCTCCAGCTCCGACATCCGCTTGATATGGGGCATGGCCCGGCGCTGGCGGCCCCAGTTGAGGGCCGGCGCGATGACGGTGCGGGTGGACAGCCTGATCTCCTCCCCCTCGATGAGGGGGCCGTCCTTCGGCTGCCAGGGGTCAATTCCGGTATTCGGTCTCCGGTCTTCGGTCTTCAGCATATAAACCCCAGTTGTTACCAGTTGTTAGTTGTAATTGTTAGTTCCTGGCCCCTGACCCCTGGCCCCTGCCTTAGCTGCTCAGGCTGAGCTGGCCCACCAGGTTGGCGGCGTCCCCCTGAACCTCCCAGTCCAACTCCATCTCCAGGAAGCCCTCCTGCTTGTAGGGCATTCCCAGCTTGTTGGTGACGCACTGGTTGAGGATCAGGGTGAGGTGCTTGCCGTCCATGATCCCGAAAAGAACGGCCTTGAACGAGGCGGCAATGCCCATCCTGCGGTTGGTCAGGGTGATGGTGCTGCCCGTGGCCGCGGCGGTGTAGAGGTAATCGATGACCACCTGGAGCTGCTTGTCCGCGGCCGCGAAGGTGTAGACGCCGGAGGCGCTCACGCTGTACTGCCCGGTGGCCGGGTCCGCGGCCACCTTGGCCAGGGGCAGCCCGGTGGCCGCGAAGCGCACCCCCAGGTCGGTGTGGAAGTTGGCGCCGTTGACCACGGTGACGGTGTAGGGGCCGGGGGTGTTGGGGATGGTCCCGGCTTCGTCCTCCACGCCCTTGATTTCGCCGGTGGCCGGAGTCTCCTTGAAAAACAGGGCGGCCAGGAGTTTGGCGTCGATTTTGGCGAGCTTGGCCTTGCACTTGATGCTGGCCGTGCCCTCTCCCTGGGACACGGGATAAATGCGGCCGCCGTGGAGGTCCTTGTTGGGGTGGTTGAACTCCACGCTGACCTCCTGCACCGTGCCGAATTTCACAGGGGTGGGCAGGACCTGGGTGTTGTCCAACCCATACAGGGCGCCGGCGCCGAAAAAGTAAAACCGGGAATCCGTGGGCATGGTTTATTCCCCCTTCAGCCGGGCCTGGAGCTGCTCCTTGGCCCGGAGCAAATAGTTGTAACATTCCGTGGTGCGGGACGCGGGGGACTGGGGGATGGTCCGATTGAACCAGTCCTCCACGATCTGCGCCGCCTCCGCCCGGGTGATGGCCGCCGAAGTTTCCGGCGCCAGTGGCGCCGGCGCCTCCGCCGGCGATCCTCCATTTTTTTTCGGGTCTTTGTCCGCCATGATTAACCTCCGGTCTTCGGTCTTCGGTCTTCGGTCGGCGGTCATACCGCCAGTATCTCAATGGGCACCACGGCCACGCCCTGGGCTCCCAACGTCCCTTCGTCGGTCTGCACCGTGCCCACGATGCGACAGCGTTTCACCCTGCCGCCCAGGGTCTGCTCTCCTGTATACGGCTCCGGGGCCAGGGCTGCCTCGATTTGGTCCAGAACCTCGTTGAGCAGGGGCGCGGTGCTCGCGCGGGGGTCTTCGCCGCAGTGGACGTAGAGGTACCAGTCGGCCTTGAGGAGCCACACCGTGGGTTGGCCCGGCTCCGCCTGGGCCACCGGGTCGCCCTGGGCCTGGAACAGGGCCGGCTGCTGGGCCGGGCTGACGTCCGCCCAGTGCCTGAGGCGCCGGCTCACCGTGGCCAGGCCGGTGATGGCCTGGGCCTTGGCGAACAGCGCGGCGTAAATGTCTTCCCGGTTGATCATAAAGACGGTTTTCGGTTTTCGGTTTTCGGTTTTCGGTGAAACATTCACCACCTGCCCTTAATGCCGGTTCCTGCTTCGGCCAGGTCCGCCCTGATCTCGGCCTCCATGTCCCTGAGCGCCGACCGGAGAAAGGAGCGCTCCGGGAAGGTGGCGCTGTGGGCCTTGACCGTCACGGTTTTCGGCTCCTTGAGCGGCCGCCCGAAGGCCTGCTTGATTTTGCGCAGGTGCTCCTTGACAGTGAAGGCGCCGCCGTATTCGTGCACCGCGGGATACTTGGCCTTCTCCATGCCCAGCCCGGCGCTGCCCAGGACCGAGGTGTCGGTGACCTCCAACTTAAAATTGATCTTGCGCCGCGTCGTGCCGGTTTTGGTTTTGAGCGCCTGGCCGGAGAGCTTCCCGGCTTTGATGTAGCGCACCAGCTCCAGGCCCTTGCGGCGGATCCGGGTGACCAGGTCCTTGTGATAGGCCGGGTGGATTTCCGTAAAGCGGAGCACCACCCTGTCATCGCCCACCAGGGTCGCTTTGATCATGCCTACGTCCCCGCCGGCACCGCGATGGTCAGGCTGGTGATGGACACCGGCCCGCCGGACACGATGCTGGTGGTGTTCAGGTTGATGGACGCCCCGGAGGCGCCCACGTCCCCGTCCCCCACGCAGGTGCTGCCGTCGCTCCGGAAAATGCGGAAATACCCCGCGGCGCCGTCGGCCACCGCGTTCTGCTGGGCGATGCTCCCGAAGGTGAGCACCCCATTGGCCACGCTGTTGCTGGCCTTGGCCGGCAGGGTCAACGTCACCAGCAGCGTCCCGGTGGGGGAGTTGTTGGGCCCCGGCGAGGACCCCGTGTAAATCTTCAGGTAGCCGTTGTTGACCACCTCGTTGAGGCCCCCGCCGCTGGTGTTGTCGTGGGCCAGCCAGGTGCGCTGCACCGTGGAGATCACCCAGGACGCGGCCTGGGCCGCGGGCGCCAGGGCCAGGGCCAACGCCAGGGTCAGGGCCAGGACATTCATGGATCGTTTCATAAGTTACCTCTCCCTGCAGGTGATTTTGAAGCGCCGCACCTGGATGCGGCCGCCTTTGGTAGTGATAGTGTTTTTCAAATTGTAGGTCTCGCCCGCCTTGCCTCCCTGGAGCCAGATGGTGGCCACGGCGCCGGTGTTGCTCTGGGCCCCGGAGGTGAGGCCGCTGTCTACCGTCCAGTCGCTGACGCTGATGGTGTCCGTTCCCAGCCAGGCGGACCAATCCAGGTCATAATCCAGGACCGCGGCCGGGTCCTTGCTGGGGGCGTACCAGCCGTCGGATTTCTGGATAAAGGCGTTTTCCGCGGCCCAGGCCGGCCCTGCCAGGAGCAAGGCGGCCAGCAGTAATACTGAAAACTGAAAACTGAAAACTGAAAACTGTCTTTTGATCATGGCGCTCTCCATCTCCTGGTCTCCCCCGGCTCCCGCAGCCGGCGGGCTTCCCCGGCCTCTTTCAGGGCGCGGGTTTCGCCGATCTCCTTAAAGACGCGCTCCAGCCGGGGGACGCCGGCGCCGCAGATGCCGCTGCCGGCGGCGTGATGGGCCGCCAAAATCATGGCCCCGGTCCCGGTCACCGGGGCCGGGGTGAAGGCCGGCGCGTCCAGCTTCTCCGCCGCGCCCTCGTTGTGCGCCCAGTACACCGCGGCGTTGTTGTTGCCCCCGGTGTTGGAGCAGGACCATTCGATCTCCAGAAACAGGTATTCGTTGGTCAGGACCTTTTCGGCCCCCGGCGACCAGGTGATGGATCCCGTCTGGTACTGGTTCTGGGCCGAGAAAGAAATCTCCGTCGAGGCCTGCCAGCCCGGGGTGATCTGCGCGGCCCCGGAGCCGTCGGCGTTGGCGCTGCGCCACAGCCGGAATTTCACATATCCCTTCTGGGTGGTGTAGGTGTTGTTTTTCACCTTGAAGGACACCACCCAGTCACTGTTGGCGAAAGTCCCATTGAGCGTGCCGCTGGTGCGGTAGCCCCTCTGGGAAAAGGCCGCGGGCTCGGTGGTCACCCATTTGGCGTCAGTGCGGCCAATGGTGGCGTCGGGGTAATAAATGCAGAAATTGTTGACGCCCTTCTGGTTGACCTGCCAGCCCTGGGCCTCGTCCAGGGACGAGGGGGCCGAGGTCGCCAACGTCTCCAGATATCCGGCGCTCAGGTCGGCGTCGCTGAGATAATACGTCTCCGCCCACGCCGGCCCGGCCCATAGCGCCAGGGCCAGGAGCGCCGCCGCCCCTAATTTAAGACGGCCCACGCGGGGACGCCCCCAGGGCCGTCCGGTGTTTCCCGATCCGGTTGTCAAAGAGCCAGGCCGCGCTTTTCATACCGGCGCGACCTTTCGATAATTGTTCAGCACCGCCCGGACAAAATCCGGCATTTCCTTCTGGGAGAAGGCCACGGTCTGCCCGTCTCCCAGGGCCTTGCTCACCTGGCCGATGCGTTCCCGGTCCTTGTACCGGAGAGCACAGAGTTCAATGCAGGCCTGGGCCAGGTCGCCGGGGACCGCCTCATAGCCCGCGGTGTAGCTCAGTTCCACGTTGCCCAGGCCCCGGCTGAAGGCGTAGCCGGTCAAGGTGACCATCCGCTCCGTGAAGCGGTAGCCGGCGTCCAGCGCCCCCGCCGCGGGGAGAATGGCCGCGCCGTCCACCTTGACGGAGCTGACTTCGGTCACCGGGTAATGTGCGAACAGCAGGCGGCGGCCGCCGTGGCCGTCCCGGACTTCTCGATATTCGTCCTCCAGGAAGCGCCGCCCAGTCCGTTGCTCCATAAAGGCGCTCACCCCGGAGATCAGCCGGGCCAATAGCTCGTCGTCGGTGTCGCTGACGATGCCCAGCCAGGCTTTCAGGTCCGCCAGGGTGCACAGGTCCATTTAACCGCCGGTTTTCGGTTTTCGGTTTTCGGTTTTCGGTTGCGGGGCCGGGGCCGGGGTGAAGCCGTAGCCTGGATCGGTCAGCGCCGGCGCCGCGGCCTCGGGCACTTCCACCAGCCCGTCCGCCACCGGATAGCAGACGCCTTCCCAACTCACCGCGCCCACCCCTTTGGGGGCTTTGAGCACCATAGGTTATCTCCCGGGCCTCCGGTTTCGGCCTCCGAAAACCGAAGACCGAAAACCGAAAACCGTCTTTTTAGCCGTCGGCGATATTGGTGATGATGCCAAACGCCGGCGGGAAATAGTTGCGCAACACCAGGTCGGCAAAGACGCCATATTCATATTTCCGGGTGCGCAGCGGCCACTCGATCTGGTAATAATCCTGGCGGCACAGGATGTCCACCACGTCCTCCACCCCGGAGAGCTTGTAGGGCAGCCCGGCGATGGTCTCGAACAGCAGGGTGCCCGGCGGCAGGTTGGGATGGATTTCGATGGGGATCTCGTTTTGGGTGAACTTGTTGAGATAGCTGGCCACGATGACCCCGCCCAGCAAGGCCCCCTGCTTGGCGTCGATGGTGAAGCTCAAGGCCGCGGTGGCCGAACCTTCCAGGATTTTCTTGTTCAGGTTTTTGGCCTCCTGGGACGCGAGCCAAATCTTCCGGGGCGACAGCCGGTAATTGTCCCAGAAACTCTGGAGAGCCACATCGATTTCCACAATGCCGCCCTTGGTATCCGCGGTGAGGGGCGTGCCGGCGCCCGGGGTGCCGGTGGCCATGGTCTTGACATAACCGCCGGACCCGGACTTCCATATCTGATATAGCAGGCCATCAAAAACCAGGGCGTTCTTCGAGTTGTCCGAGGCCGGCAAATCCCCGATCACCTGGGTCCCGGCGGCCACCGGCGCAGTGAGCAGCGCCGAATTGATGGTGGTGATGGCCCCCAGTTTAATATCGCCGCCGTCCGCGCCCCAGAACCAGGCGTAGGCCACCGCGCCGGTCACCGCGGTGACCGAGGCCTTGATACTGTGGGTGTTGACGCCGTCGTCGGCGGTGGTGATTTCGGCCGCCGCCGACTTCTGGCCGGAGCCGCCGCCGTAGGTGTCGGTGGTGCCGTCGGCGTTGGTCCGGATCACCGAAGCCGGCACGCCCCCGGCCACCGAGGCCCGCTTGTAACCCGCCAGGGTCAGGGCCACGCAGTGCACCAGGTACTTGGTTTTGGCCTTGAAGGTGCCCCCGGTGGCCACGTCCGCCAGGGTGGGAGTGGGGGTGGTGCCCAGGGCCACCGCGGCGCCGTTGCCGCCCAGGATGACCTCCTCCTCGCCGATCATCAGGGACTGCAACAGGCCCATCACCGCCCGGGCCTTGACGTCCTCGTATCCCTGGCCGGCGTACTGGGCCTCGAAGGTGACGTAATCCTCCAGGCCGATGCCCCGAAAGGCCGCCAGATAATCGGCCACGGTGGTGGCGATGACCCCGGAGCGCTTGCCTTCGGCCACTCCGATCTCTAGGGCCGCGGTGTTGATGGCGGTGACCGCCTTCCAGTTAGCCTGAATGCCGCCCTTGCCCGATTTCCGGGGGATAAGGTTCCGGAGCGGCGTCAGCACCGGGTACAAGGTCTTGGCCGGGGCCTCCAGGTCGTAGGCGGTGAGGCCGGTGGTGGCCACGCCGCTTTGCGCCCAGGCCTTGGCCAGCTCCGGGTGGCTCTCGGCCAGGGCCGCCTTGATCAATTCCAGGGTTTGCGCCAGGTTCATAATTTCCTCCCTTGCCCGGCTACAGGCTGATGGGTTTGTTCAGGGCCACTTTGGTGAGGCCCAGAGTGTCCTTGTTTTTGACCATGTC